TTTTACCTTTTCTTTCTTTTTGGATACACCATATAAAGAAGAATTGGTAACATTTTTACCAATGCTATCTATTGCATCATAATCAGATGCAGCTTTACTTTCTGACTCTTGCATGGAGCCTATTTTCTCCATAGCATCGGTCAGAGCAACTATATCGCCTTCTGCCACCTAAATATTTAATCGCTCGCTGAAGTATCGAAAAATTCTGCATCGATCTCGAGCTCAGTTTCATCAACTGTAAGAACATCGGTATTGTACTTATTTACGGTTTCAATATAGTCGGAAATCTTAGTATAAACACTCAAAGGAAGCTTTTCAACAAGCTTTACACGTTCGTGAATTCGAATATCATCTAAATCAATTACATCGTCATCAACTTGGATTGTATCAATGTGCTTAAGTATTTCGTAAATATATAATTTTCCAATACCCTCTTTAAGTACCTCGAGATCAGTATTAATTTCCTGCTCACACTTATTGAGTAACATGTTTTCTTCTCTTAGAGTAGGTATTTTAAGAGTAAGCTTTAGAGGTCCTTTTTTAATTGTATCTTTATCCTTAACATCTAAAGGAATATTCTTAATGTTATCAAGAATACCTTGCAGTTCAATCTTCCCGGCTTTATTACCTAATGCATTCTTTCTTAATGCGACAATGAAAGGTAGTTTATCATATAATTTTAAATCACTTAACCCGGAGTTTTCAATGATAATTTTATTGAGTGTTCTGTTAAAATCTAACGTACCTTTAAGTCCGTCTAAAGCAGAAGAAATAAGATCTTTCTGTTGTTTTAAGTTTAAGGGCTTGGTAGGTACTTTCTTTTTTAAGGATGGAACATAAATTTCG